TAAAAAATCAAGAGCACAATATACATCAAAAGGCCAACGTAGAAATGTAAGTAAGTGGGTAAGGAAACAGGCCAGAAAAGAAACAACACCTTTACAAAGAACCCTTAATCAGCAAGCCGCATTTAGGAAAGGAAAAAATGTTATGGTGACAATTCCTAACCCCATTAAATCAGAAACTAATAAACCATTTATTAGAGTTAACGCTAAAGAAATTTGGAAAAAATCTGAACCTTATATGATGAAAACTACTGAGGGTTAGTATAAATAATAAATAAGGAGCAACTATGCCAAATACAGAACAGACACAGGCTTGGACAAACTTGGGTGCGTACATTGATGCTGAAGCAACAAACGAAAAGAGAAGTGTCCGAAAGTATACCGATCTTGATCTGTTCTTTTCTACCAACAACAAAAGTGGGGATATTAATATCCTTACTGATGTTCAATCGGTGAAAAGGTCTGTCCGAAATTTGGTGTTGATGAACCAATACGAGAAACCGTTCCACCCCGAAATCTACTCTGGAGTTCGGGATATGTTATTCGAACCGATGACTCCGCTAACGGCTGTCATTTTATCAAAGAAAGTGGAAATGGTTATTGAGAATTTTGAACCAAGGGTTAGACTGACTGGCATCAGAGCAATCCCTGACTTAGATCGTAATGCATACTCTATAACCGTCGAATTTTATGTAGTGAATGTACCAACAGAATTGGTGGATTTAACGGTTATGTTAGAGAGATTGCGATAATGGCTAATTCAGAAAAATTACAAATAACAGAACTAGACTTCGATGGTATCAAAGACAACCTAAAACAATTTCTAAGGGCTCAATCAGAATTCAAGGACTATGATTTCGAAGGTTCTGGTATAAACATTCTTCTGGACACCCTAGCGTACAACACTCACTACCTTGCATACAATGCTAACATGGTGGCTAACGAGATGTTTTTGGATTCTGCATCCTTGAGATCCAGCATTGTTTCCCATGCGAAGATGTTGGGTTATGAGGTTACTTCGTGCAGGGCTCCGAAAGCAACTGTCGATATCACCCTCAACGATTTAACAAAACTTACGGCTACAATAAATGTTGGAACCAAATTTACTACCAAGGTGAACAACGAGGACTATGAGTTTGTAACTATAGCAGACCATTCTGGAAGCACTACAGGAAAATTAATTCCCTTCTCTAGCATTGAGTTGTATGAGGGAACGTATACCACTACAAGGTACACTGTCGATTCCTCTGATGTTAATCAGAGATTTCTAATCCCATCTGACAGAGCAGACACTTCTACCCTGACTGTATCGGTACAGAATTCATCAACCGATTCTGAAACATCAACATATACCAGAGCTATAGACATCTCCCAACTTACAGGTTCTAGCAAGGTGTATTTTCTTCAGGAGGTTGAATCTGGAAAGTTTGAAGTTTACTTTGGCGATGGTGTTGTTAGCGCAGGACTTACGGATAACAACCTCGTTTTTCTCAAGTACGTTGTGACTAACAAGAGCGGTGCAAACGGAGCGACAACCTTCACTGCTAGTGGAGCGATTGACGGCGTTACCAGTGTAACTGTAACAACAATCAATTCGGCTAAGGGGGGAACAGAGGCCGAGAGTTTAGAATCTATCAAACTCAATGCACCACTTGACTTTGCGAGTCAGGGGAGGTGCGTAACGGCTGAAGATTACAAACTTTTCGCAAAGAAACTATTCCCGCAAACACAAGCAGTTCAAGTATTTGGTGGAGAGAGCGGGTCTTACGATCCCACCCTTGGTGTTACAAGTACGGCTTCTTATGGCCGAGTTTTCATTTCCATCAAGTCTTCGACAGGCAATAACTTGACGACTAGCCAGAAAACACAACTGATTAAGGATTACCAGAAGTATAATGTAGCTTCTATTACCCCTGTTATCGTTGACCCAGAAACTATCAGCTTGTTTTTGAATGTGAACTTCAAGTATAACTCGACTATTACGACGAAGGAGTTATCTACGTTGAAAACCAACGTCACTTCTACATTGACAGACTTCAATAATAATGAGTTGAAGGATTTCAACAAGGTCTTCCGACACTCATATGTATCTGGTTTGATAGACGATACTGACTCATCTATATTGAATAACGTGACGAATGTTATTTTAGCAAAGTCGATCACTCCAACGTTGAACAAATCTGAATCACACAATATAAACTTTGACAATCGACTGTACAATCCTCACAGTGGCCACAATGAAGTTGCTGGAGGCATCCTTACCTCAACAGGATTTAAAGTCTCTGGAGATGCTGATAATGAAATGTTCTTTGATGATGACGGAGAGGGGGTTGTTCGTAGATACTACCTTGTGGGAATCACCAGAACATATTCAGACAGCACAGCGGGAACCATTGATTATGTTACGGGGCAAATCATTATTGACGGGATTATCATAACCACCATATCAGATGTTGACGGGGCAACTTCTACAGATATTCGATTTACAGTTGTACCAGACTCCAAAGATATTGTCCCTGTAAGAAATCAAATATTGGAAATTGATTTTACTAACTCTAACATATCGGGAGAAGTAGATACTGTAGCTGTTAGTCATCCTGGTGCTGGTGGCTCGTATACAACGTCCAGTAGTTATACGACACCATCTAAAGGATACTAAACCATGGCCCCGTTTGATGCTACTTTAACCACAAAACTATCCCCTCTTATTGATGGCCAAGTGCCTGATTTTGTTCAGGCTGATCATCCCAAATTTGTAGAGTTTATTAAACAGTACTACGAATTCCTTGAGGCTGCTTTGCTTATCGTTGAGGGGGATATCGATAATATCATAATGGAAAGTTCTGTTACGCAGAACGTCATACTAGATGTGGATGATGACACTAGTCCAAAACTTATGGCGGAAGTTGGTGCTGGGTCAACTGCTGCTTTTAACAAAGGGGAAACCATAACAGGCAGCACATCTAAAGCTACTGCAACAATTTTAATTGATGATCTGGAACAATCCGCAAAGAAACTGATAATTACATCCAACCAAAAATTTAAGCTTGGCGAAACTATAACTGGCTCCATCTCTGGTGCTACAGGCACGATCCTAACATATCAAGCCAATCCTATCCAGAATATGCAACAACTTCTGGATTACCACGACCCAGACAATACTGTAACTGTTTTTCTTGATAAGATGCAAGAACAGTTTATGCACACCATTCCACAGACGTTGGCTTCTGGAACGTCTAAACGTGACCTTATTAAAAATATTCGTGACCTGTATGCAGCTAAGGGAACTGCTGAAGGTCACAAATTATTCATGCGACTCATGTTCGATGAGGAAGCAGAGGTACGTTATCCTAACAAATATATGCTTCGTTTATCAGATGGGAATTGGCAAAAGAGAAATTTTCTTCGAGCAATTGCTACAAATGGGTCTAGGGGTTCGGAGATTGTAGGACAAAATATAACTGGCGCCACATCTGGTGCTACAGCTTTTGTGGAGGGGGCTTCAGCCTTTAGTCAGGGAACAGATGCTATATCGGAATTTGATGTCTCCGAAATTGTAGGCTCATTTATCAACGGGGAAACGATATCAGCTGTTTCGATCAACGAACAATCGGATGGGTTGTATCGTGAGATGAGTTTCACCATACAACAAATAGTGACGGGAGCAACAGTAAACTCTGGTGGATCGTTATATTCAGAAAATGATATCGTCACTTTGGATTCTTCTTTTGGAAATGGAAGTTCAGTTGTTCGGGTTGATCAAGTGGGTGTGGGTGGAATTTCGGAAGTTATTATAGATGATGCAGGCTCAGGATATCGGGTGGGAGATGCCCTGACCTTTACAACAACTGATGTATCAACATCGGCCGCCGAAGGGTTTGTGTCAACAGTAGGTGGTTCGTTCCTCTTAGAGAACACCGTTGACAATGATGATTATATTGCACAAGAAACTGGTACGATAAGAAGTTTAATTTATAATCAGTTAGTTTTGAATGGTACGGATGTTTTAGAAGCTAATGCTGGTGAGGAAATACTTTTGGAAGGTACGGATGGAAGTAGCACCGATGCCGGAAGTTATATTCTAGAAGAACGGAGTATTCTAACTCTGGAAGACTATAGCTTAGAGTCTGACAGGATTGTTCTTGAAGAAGGGTCGTTGTCTAGTTCTGAGGTTGGTGCTATTACTCGAATCTTTATAACAAGTGCTGGTTCGGGTTACGTCAGTCTACCTATTGTGACAGTCACTAGCGCCCACGGCTCTGGGGCAAAACTTATGTCGGCCTCAAATGATATAGGTCAAATAAAAAGTGTGAAAATTATTGATGCTGGATTTCGGTACAGTATAGAGCCTCCCGCATCTGTACCAGTTAACTTTATCCTTAAAGATATTACAGGTTCCTTTAACAAAGAAGAAGCGTTGACAGGAACATATACGGGAACAGTCAAGGCGTATGATTCAACTACGCAACAATTGTCTGTAGATTTAGAAGATGTTGTAAGAACGAAATTAGAACAGAACAACCCCTCTCTGCAATACGATATTTCTTTAGAGAGAGAAGAAGACCATTTTCAAAGAGTACAGTTAAACAATTTCATTGACATCAATGATGACAATATTGGTGATAATATTCTCACCGAAGGCCGAATAGAGCCGTCGGTAAAAATTATAACAGATGCTGTAGAAAATGGCATGGAACAAATTTCTCTAGAGGATTCTAGTACCGCATCTAAATCGATGGCAGTTTCACTGGAAGAACAGAGGGATGATGGGGATACTTATATTCAAAATGAAGCTACTGATCGAGTTACCCAACACAGATTTTTGCGGGCTACGGTTGATGCGGGAAATCATCACAATATTATTTTAGATGGTACAGCTGTCGGCGATTCAATTCTATTAAATGGAACTGATGCCGGTGGAACTGATATTGGTGATGAAATTCTTTTAGATAGAACGACAGCTGGTGGCGCTGATGCTGGCGACAAACTGCTTCAACAGAATATTTGTGAAGGGTACTCTCTTTTATTTGAGGACGAACCTTTAGTATCCAACATACAGACCCGTAAAGACTACATGATGTTGGAAACAGGTTCAGGCAGAAAACAGTATTTGACGCCCGGCGGTTGGCTCGATGAAGCCAGATTTGATGCTCTACCGCAGCCAAGAACTCTAGGCGGCCGGACAACTTTTATTCCAGAAACAAATCTTACCTCTTCAGTCGTAACGACATATAGAGGTGGAACCGATGTTGATCTCAACGATGGTGAAGCTATTCTGTTAGAGGACGGCGAATATTTAGTTATAGATGGGTTGGATTCTTCAATACAGGCTGTAGAACGCCGGGGCGATAACATCCGGGCCTATAGGGGGTTAGATAGACTGTCTTTTCGTACAGGTGAAGGCGAACGTATACTTTTGCAAGGAAGACCTAGCCAGATAGTTCCTGATATTACCGGCCAAGGTGAAGTTGAAAGATATGTCGAAGTCGGTAAGTTTTTGTTGAATGCTACAGAGTCTACAGGAGACAATGCTGGTGATGCTATTATTCTTGAGGGGCCAGAATGGGGAGCCTCTACAGATGCAAATGGATATTATACCTTCCTTGAAAATGAAACCGTGGCACATGGTGGAGACTCTGCTGATAGATTAATAACGGAATCTGGTGAAGGATTGGTGAAAGAGGGGTCATATGATACGCCTGGTTTAGCGTTTGGTTCTGGTAGTCCACTAATACTTAATGCCCACATTTCAGATCAAGAAGTAGAGTCAAATTTTATTACCATAAACCAAACTGGCGGTTCTGGAGGAGATGAAGATAGTTACATTATCAATGAATCTTCGAGTAGTTTGATTAGACAGGAAAGTGGTGGAGACACTGAAGACGTTTCTCTTGGTGATATGATTAAGACTGAGCCAGAAGATGCAACCACAGGCAACATTATTTTGAATGGTACAGATGACACGGCGGCGAATGTTGGTGAAAATATAATAAATGAGGAAGGAATAATATTTAAGAATACAACAATACAAGGTGATANNGGTGGTAGCGCTACTATTGCTTTTGGTNCATCAGCTGACTTGGAAATGGTTGTCGGATTCTTAGGAACCAGCCCAGGAATTTATTCAGATGTAGACAGTATTATTGATGAAGACGTTATCAGAATACAAGACTCTTACTATTATCAAGATTTTTCATATGAGCTCAAAATCGGCGAATCCGTGAGCACTTACATAGAAGAGTTAAAAAGAGCAGTTCACCCAGCTGGGTTCCAACCGTTTGGTAAAGTTTCGTTTGCGTCACTTATATCTGCTACGATACCCACTGCTGGTGCTGGCAGAGTTGATACAGCGACAGTAACCTACTCGCCCATGCTTGCTTCTGTGTTAGAGGAATTGTTTGAGTTTAGAATTAAGAGAAGGTTGAATATTCCAGAACAATATGTTGGAGGAGCTTATTTTGAAGAGATTGTACAAGAAGTTGGCGATGGCGAAGGCAGTTTACTTTTAGATGGCACCAACTTTGGTATTGAACTTGAGGATTTTCTTCTAGATGTAACTGGTGTTGATGTGGGAGTTGTTTCTTTAGAGTCTGGTGCTGACGATGGTGATAATATTATGTTGGACTATGATATAGATACGTCTAATCTTCTATTGACAGAAATTGGCGATAATATTGTTCTCAACAGAACAGGGACTTCTAATCAGGATGAGGGGGATAATATTGATCTACAGGATGCCGGGTACGCTATAGAACATGTAGTTAACGACAACCTAATCACAGATGGCATTGATGGGCTTATTTTACTGAATGCGATTCAACCAGACGGGGCCGGTGCAGGGTTTTCGATCATACTCAACGGTACAGATGCTTCTTCTACTAATGATGGTGATCGTATTCTTTCTGATACAGCTAGTGAAATTTCTTCAAGTACAAACCTCGTATTAAATGCTACTGATTATACTTTCAATACAGGTAGAGCTCCAAACATTGTAAATGAAGACCCTGCTGATGTTGGTAGTAGTTTGCTTACAACAGCTTATGAGGTGGACGGGAATTTAGTTCAAGTTGGTGACACCTTTGTATTAGAAAATGCTAAAGGCGACAATATTGTTTTAGAGTCTGGAATACAGGGCGGCGGAGTGTTGATGAGCGAAAGATCAGCTGCAGCTCATTCAACTACCAGAGATGTAAACTTTATTAAGATACTAGAATCATCAATCGCATTACCCCAGCCCAGGCCGGTGACAGGATTTGGTTTACCAAATATGGCTACTCCTTTCAGTTCAGCTGTAAGTGAGGGATCTATACAGTTAGAGGACGGTTTAAGAAAACGTGGGCCGACTATCAATACATCCGTTCTTCTCTTTGATGGCCATGTCGGACCATCAGACGCAGGGTTTATATTAGAAACATTTGATAATACAAGAAGAACAACCTTTGACTCGACATATAACTGGCTCCATACCATTGCGAAGCCGCCACAGCACTGGGCAGGGCAAAGCTTTGACTTGGAACTTGCTACCAATATTAACATTGGGGCTGGATTAAGATTTAAAGATTACACCAGATACCGCAATGACAATTTTGTTCTAGATGGCACAGATGCTAGTTTCTCAAATGCTGGAGACAATGTTCTAGCAGAAGACATTCCTGGCGGCAAATTGAAAACAGAGGATGTGGGGTTAACTTCTAATACAATGCTCGACTTCATTCGGCCTGATCATCTATTAGCAGAAAACAACGATTTGGGTTTTGGAAGCTTCCTTATCCTTGATGGTTCTGATAATACTCACAATCGAGTTTTAAATTCTGGGTCAAGAATATTAACAGAAGAGGAGGATTTTATCAGGTATGAAGAAGTCGCCGGGAATGGGGTTAGTGAAGATGATGACAAAGATGTTGGTTTCCTTTTGGAAGCTGGTATGGATGATGGGGCTTTCATAGTTGAATCACAAATAGTGTATATAACACAGGAAACAGCAGGAGCTGGTCTTTTGTTAGAGGAAACAGATGGAGACAAACTTCTAGGAGAGTCTGAAGTTGCTGGACTAAACTTGTTATTGGAGAAAGGGACGGGGGTTTCCTCTGGAGGCAAACTGTTATTGGATTTTGTGAGAATCGAAGCCGAAAATAGTTGCAGCATAGGAACCATTCCTCCAGCAAATTATTTTGACAGTACATATTTTCCAGACTATGCTCTTCCGGCAGAGTTTGGTACAAGGCCTACTGGTTTTGTCAGACTACAGGATAACCGTGACCCATTTTTCTTCACATTGAATGGCACTACTGCTCTAGAAGCAAATGCTGGAGACAATATTGTATTAAACCAAACGGATACGGATGGTACAGATGATGGGGATAAGATAGAGTCAGAGAGGTTCTTGTATCTACCCAATCAGCTAGACGGATACGTTCAACTAAATGGTACGGATGGTTCCAGTACGAATGCTGGGGAATATTTGCAATGGGAACGGGGAACATATACCAGTTTAATTGGTACATCTGCCCCATTTTTACCAGCAAACGCAGAAGCAGAAACATTTGATAATACAAGTAAAACAACCTTAGACTCGACACAACAAAGTTATGATGTTTTAGAGGGGTTTTAACAAAGGTAAGTCTTATAAATAAAAGAATAGGGAAGGACGCTCAAATGGCATATCAGTCAATAGGAATAGGAATAGCAGCGGACGATGGCACGGGGGATACTCTCCGCATCGGCGCAGATAAAGTTAATGATAATTTTGTAGAATTATATAATTTACTTGGCAATGGATCATCATTAACAAGTGGTGTAAGTGCCACAACAACTGTGCTATCGTTAAACGCACCAAACATATCTGGGGTGGTGGCTGGTACACAGACTTCCGCTACAATTACAACCTTAGCAACCTCTACGATTAATGGAACGACACTTAACGCAGGGACACTGGCACTTGCAGCTGGTTCGGTCACAGACAGCTCTGGTGCGATATCGTTTGGTAATGAAAATCTTACAACAACGGGCACACTAACAACAGGAAATATAACTGTTGGAAATATCACATCTACAGGTTCCAATATTGTTTTGGAGGGAGCCACGGCTGACGATTACGAAACGACCATTACAGTTGAAGACCCGTCAGCTGACCGTACTATCACTTTGCCGGATACTACGGGCACGGTGATAACAACTGGTGATTCAAATACAGTCACAGGAACTATGATTGCGGCTGACACGGTTGTAGAAGCAAACATGGCTGATGATGCCATTGGTGCAGATCAACTAAAAACTCTTGCAACATTATTAATTAAAAACTCTGGAGGCACAACATTAAAAACAATTTATGGTGCTGGTGCATAAATAAAACAAGGAAAAGAAAATGACAGCTATCATTACAGAAAAATTTAGGCAACATAATTCGGCTCAGTTTCAAGAGTCTTTTAGTGAAGCTTCTGCCAACACATATTACCTCTTTATAGGTAAGTCAACACCGTTCACTACAGGAACTTCTGGAGGCTCTGATGGATCGCCACCTACACCTTCTGATTCAATTGGCCAAGAATTTTATGTTTGGGACGATATGTTGGCTGGAAAAAAGATTTCTTCCTCTTATGTTAGCTACGCAATTCCTAGGCGAAATTGGACAAATGGGACAACCTACGATCAATATGACCATATGGTAAACTCCTCTAATACATCCACCTCTGGTGCAACAAATCTTTATGATTCGACATTCTACTTTATGACTACAGATTATCGTGTGTATAAAGTTCTTGATAACAATTCTGGAACTGGATATAGTGGTTCATCTCCAACATCTGAATCAACTGCACCTTTTGAGCTTGGTGGTTATGTCTTACAGTATATTTACACGATGTCGGCCAGTGAAGTGGAAAAATATTTGTCAACGGACTTTATGCCAGTTAGTACAGATTCCACAGTTAGTTCAGCTGCCACAGATGGTTCAATCGTTTCTTTGAAAGTTACTGCCGGGTCAGGCTACACAGATGGAACATATTATGCAGCCGTCTATGGAGATGGAACAAGTCAGGGAACATCTTCTGGTGCGATTGTAAGAATAACTGTTTCCAGTGGAGTAATTGCAGGATTTGGTTTAACCGCTGGCGCTGACACCACTGTACATGACGCTGGCGCAGGATACACATATGGAACAGTAAATCTAGCTTCTGGGTATACGTTTTCGGATTCAAGTTTAGCATCTGCTTCAGCGATGGGTGGTTCGGGAGGAAGTGTAGAAATTTTTGTGTCGCCTAAAGGTGGTCATGGATATGATGCTGTATCAGAACTTGGCGGTCATTATGTAGTATTAAATGCAACAATGGCTCAAGCTGAAAATGACGATATCACCACAGAGAATGATTTCCGTCGAGTTGGTTTGGTTGTTGACCCGTACAACTATGGAACAACAACAGTTGCTTCTAGCTCGACTATAAGACAAACTTACGCAATGCATTTAACCACTGTTAGTGGTACATTTGACGTTGATGAAAGGCTTACACAAGAGTCTACAGGGGCTATTGGTAAAGTGGTAGAATGGGATTCATCCTTGAATATTATTTATTATCAACAGGAAAGGTTTGGTGATTATGGTACGAATGGAACTACAGGTGCCTATGTGGCATTTAGTGGCGCAAATCAAATTACAGGAGCAACCTCTGGAGCGACAGGTACGCCAGATGCTGGTTCTGACTCAGCAGTAACACTTGCTGGTGGTACCACTTTAACATTTTCTGATGGTTATGCTAACCCAGACTTGGAGCCAGACAGTGGAAAAATAATTTATTTAGAAAATCGTAAACCTATCAGTCGTTCTTCGGATCAGACAGAGGACATTAAGCTTATAGTGGAGTTCTAGTATGCCTTTCAAAACTAATTTAAATGTAACACCATATTATGATGATTACAATTCTGCTAATAATTTTCAACAAATTTTAGCCAGGCCTGGATTTGCAGTACAGGCTCGTGAATTAACACAAACGCAGTCTATTCTCAAAAATCAAATTGAAAATATAAGCGATTTCATTCTCAGAGAAGGTGCTATGGTGATTCCTGGCAGAGCTCAATACACCAATACCCTAATTTTTATAAAATTAGATTCATCCTATGAAGGAGAGACACTTGACGGTACGCAATATAGCGGCAGTATAGAGGCAGATGCTAACGGTTTATCCTATAATACTGGAACAAGTACAATTATCACAGGAGCAACTTCTGGTTTCAAAGCACAAGTTAAGGCATCTATAGCTGCAACAGCAGATGATCCTTTAACTTTATTTGTCATGCCTGTTGCTGGTGGTTCTAGTAAATCTACTGGAGTAACTATAAGTGGATTTATAGCTGGAGAAAATATTAGTGCGGATATAGGGGTTACTCATGGTGATACCTCATATTCAATTGATGCGGCTTCTGCTACAGTTTACACGCCAACTGCATCGACGCCATCTTATTCAATTGGAGATACCCCAGACCTTGATCTCCAAGATGCCGCAAAACATACAGGCACATGTGCTATCGGCCATGTCCGGCCGGGAGTTTATTATATACGAGGGTGTTTTGTGGAAGTTACAGAACAAATGGTAATGGTAGAAAAGTATCACAGCACTATGATAAATGCTCGTATTGGGTTTGACATTACAGAAACCGTTGTCACACCAGAATCAGATTCTAGTCTTTTAGACAATGCGACAGGAACTTCTAACTATGCAGCTAAAGGTGCTCATCGTTTAAAAATTTCGTGTAAGCTTGCACGAAAAGATTTGGATGATACGAACGATGTAGGATTCATTGAGTTAATACGAGTTAAAAATGGCAGAATCGAATCTCGTGTAGACAAAACAGAATTAGGGCGTATAAGAGAGACACTAGCGAGAAGGACGCATGATGAATCTGGAGATTATACTGTCAGGCCTTTTACACATGAAGTTAAAGAATGTGTAGACCTTAATGAGTTCGTAGGTGTATACTCAAAGGGAAGTTATACCGATGCAGGCAATTTAGCAGACAATACTTTATTAGCGCTAAAACTTTCGCCAGGTAAAGCATATGTTAAGGGGCACGAAGTTGAAAAAGTGGGTACTACCGTTATAGATGTTCCTAAGGCCAGAAGTTATGATACGGTTAATGCTGAATCAACTGCTTATGATATAGGTAATTATCTTTTTATTACAAACATGTATAGTGCTCCAGATATTACTCTCATTAGTGGAGAGACAACACCTTACAAACAAGTTGATCTTATGGATCAAGCAATAGCTACTAGAGGAACATCAAGCGGGTCTAGAGTCGGTATAGCTCGGGCAAGGGGGTATGAGTATAGTTCTGGTACAGTAGGCGAACATAGTGCCGTGTACAAACTCTATTTGTTTGATCTTCGGCCTTTTACCAATATAACTTTAGATGGAACACCCTCTCCCACATTAGAAGCTACCCATACTAACGGCGGCGTTCAAGTTACAGGTGTTAACTCTGGAGCGACAGGTTGGGTGTTCGCTGATGGTACAGGAGGAACAGAGGTTGTTCTAACAAACGTGGCTGGGACATTTGCAGCTGGGGAAAAAATTACAGCATCTGATTCTGCTGAGACAGATCAGATTGTAGAAAATGTTGGTAATACAGATTTAACGATTAGCAGGGTTGTAACAAAAAGTATATCAGATACTAAGTCCGTGTATATGACAGATGATGATTCAGGCCAGAGTTTCAGTGCTGATATTGTTCAAGACACAGTAACTACAACAGAATCATTTTTGAACTTGGATGCTACCGATTCCAATTCTTCAGATTCAGAAGACCTTTTGTTATCAGAATTGGAAAAACTCCCTATCGGCCTGCAACGTGCAGCTAGTGGCGGCACAGGTTCATCGATACGCCAAAGTAAATTAAATTTTGCCGAAAAAAATGTAGGTATTTTTAAGCTTCCACGGAATATTATTAAGTCCCACTTGACAGAAACAAATGCCGGAGCAAGCGACACATCCTATACTTTACGAAGGCAGTATATTGCTACCTCTAGTAGCGTCGGCGTTATTACTCTGGCTGCTGGAACCAATGAAGTGTTTCAGTCTCAATCGGAAGCAGATTATACAATATCTGTCTTGACTGCTGGTGCCGGCGGTACGGCTGTGCAAGGTGATATTGTATCATCTTCAACAGGATTCTCAGGAGGAGGCTCAACCACAATTACAATCACAAATGATGCTGCTTTTGGCAGCGGTGCGAAATTGAAGATTTTGGCTACACTTTTGAAAACGACAGCAAACGCAAAAACAAAAACCACTAAATTGATGAAACAACTCAATGTTGTGCCAGGCACAACTGCTGCTTACGGAACGAGGCCTACGGACAAAACTATTTCTCTAGGCCGTGCTGATGTGTTTAAACTTGTTGGTGTGTTTGATTCCGATGTAACTACTACAGATGCAACTATTCCAAGTTTAACGGTAGGAACCATAACAGGCACATTTACAAAAGGTGAACTTATTACAGGCTCTGAAAGTGGCGCAAAAGCTAGGATAGTCAACACAAGCTCTCCGATGAAATATATTCTAAATCGAAATACTACAACTGATTTTGAAATTGGTGATGTTATAACAGGGTTCTCGAGCGGAGCTACATCGACGGTATCGGGTGTTACAGATGGTTCAACAAATATAACAGATCGATATCGCTTAGATACAGGACAACGGGATAATTATTATGATATTGCTCGGATTGTTAGAAAACCAGCTGCGGTAGCTCCTATCGGCCGAATTCTTGTAGTTTATGATTATATGGAACACGGTACTGGAGATTTCTTTACTGTAGATTCTTATAGGGATGTTGCTGATCAGATGACATACGAAGACATTCCTGCTTATACGGCTACAAAGGTTGATCCTGACGATCCTTTTCCTTCTGGTACGTTCCCTCTACAAGATTGTTTTGATCTGCGGCCTAGGGCTGAGGATATTGTTGGAACGTCAACAAACATAGAAACTGTGGATGAAATCACAGGAAATTCTTTTGATTTCTACCACAGACAGTTCGACGGCACGGGGTCTTCCACAGTAGATTTTTTAAAACCAAATTCTTTGATTACTTCTGATTTTGAATATTACCTTCCATATAATGCTAGAATTGAACTTACTAGAAGTGGAACTTTTGTGTTAACAAAGGGAGTTGCTTCTGAGAGTCCAAAGATGCCGGAGGGCGTTTCAGCAAATATGCCAATCCTTGAACTTGTCATTCCGGCGTATACCTTTAAGCCGACAGAAGTGACTGTTACTAAATTTAAAAATAATCGATACACTATGAAGGACATTGGTAAACTTGAACAACGATTAAATCACGTTGAGTATTATGCTGCTCTTAATATGTTGGAACGGGATGCTGAAAGTTATCAAATCCAAGATGCTAACGGCCTTGACCGTTTCAAATCTGGGTTTGTGGTAGATAATTTTTCTGGCCATTCTGTAGGTGATGTTAAAAATAGAGATTATAAAATTGGCATAGATATGAATCAAAAAGAGATGAGGCCTGTTAATGACCCGAAGGGCATTTTTCTTATGGAAGCATCAACATCTGATGCCCAAAGAGCCACTGCTGGATATAAGAAGACAGGCGATTATTTGACACTTCCTTATGATGAAATTGAATTTCAGGCTCAACCATATAAGACCCGTGTAGAACGGGTCCGTGCCAAAATGTTCTCAAATTGGATAGGTTATATCGCATTGACTCCTTCTAGTGACGAATGGTTTGAAACAGAAGTTGCTCCAGATTTAATTATTAATGTTGAAGGCAACTTTGATACTTTTTTTGAAGCAAATCAAAGTCAAATCGGTACTGTCTGGAACGCATGGCAAACGATTTGGGGAGGAACGACATCCACCACCGTTGGAGGACATCAAACTGATTACGGCACCGGCTATGTCCCTCGCCAAATACATACAACTCGCCATGGCCAAACCCTTCGATCTGGTATTCAAACAGATATAGTAGCTCAAATTGATTTGGAATCTCAAGGAACAAGAGTTATCCAGAGAGCTTTGCTGCCATTTTGCCGAGCTAGAAATATTTCATTCACTGGTACAGGATTTTACCCAAACATGCGACTGTATGCGTTTTTTGATAAGACGCCGATTGCTGAATATGTTACGCCGAGCAGTGGATACACTACAGATGCAGCTGATGTTAGTGGTGTTGTCGCAGCTAATTCTGCCTTAATTTCAGATTCTACTGGTGAAATTAAAGGGGTGTTTACTATCCCTGATCCAAAAGTATCGGGAAATCTTAAATTTAGAACTGGGGAGGTAGAGTTTAGACTCACTTCTAGTGCGACAAATGTTCGTACTAAAGACCCAGAAACTGAAGGCCAAACAATATATAGTGCTGTTGGTATTCTAGAAACAGAACAAGAAACAATTATTGCTACCCGTAATGCAAGGATGGAACAAACTACAGTTTCAGAATCTCAAAGTGTTTCTTCAACTACGGTAGAAGCTTGGGTTGACGAAGGTGACGGATATGACAATACAGGATCTGACCCCATAGCCCAAACTTTTATAATTGGGCCTGGAGAGGGTATGTTTGATGACGGTAAATTAGTAGACCCGAATACTGTACCCGCTGACGGCCTGGGCCATTCGCCTGGTAGGTTTATTACATCAATTGATCTTTACTTTACACACAAAGATGAGAATTTGCCTATATCCCTAGAAGTTAGAAATACGGCTGACGGATTTCCTGGGAAGAAGCGTCTTCCTTTTGGTAGAGTGACTTTAAAGTCATCAGAAGTAAATATTGATGCTACAGGCGCAACAGCAACAACATTTAGATTTGAAAGTCCCATATTTCTGAAACATGGTGTGGAGTATTGTTTCGTAATGGGCACAAATTCAGCAGAGTACAAATTGTTTATTTCTAGAATGGGTGAAACTGATATTAATGGTGCTCGTACTGTTTCTCAACAACCGCACGTTGGAACTATGTTTAAATCTCACAATGCTAGAACATGGGCTCCATCACTTACAGAAGATGTATCCTTTGTTATCCGAGCTGCAAAATTTGAGACATCAGGGGGAACAGTAACATTAAATAATAAAGAGTTGGATGCTAAAAAATTAGCCAACCACCCTGTAATTTTTGACCATGGCAATACAGCATTACGGGTTCTACATAAAAATCATGGTATGTATGATACTTCGAACAACGTCACTATTGCTGGTATTGTCTCCGGCGCCAGTACTACATTGGCAGCTGCTTTGGATAATACTGCTACTACGTTTACACTTGCTTCTGCTACAGATTTTGATGACTCTTCTGGTAAATTTTCAAACAATACTTCGGGCGAATGGTTTGTAAAAATTGAAGATGAAATTATTAAATATACAGCCATTTCAAGTACAACAGTATCTAGCGCTACCCGTGGTAGCAATAGTACTACCGCTGTTTCTCATGGGGTAGGAGCTACTGTAGAGTTTTATATGTTGCACGGCGTGCCTTTGACGGAAATCAATAAGACGTTTACATCTATCGCAAATATTGGTATTGACTCTTATACAGTTACACTGACAACCAGCCCCACAATTACCGGCGGGTCTACCACAGCACAAAATGGTGGAGAAAACGTAACTGCAACAGAGAATGCTATGTTTGATACAGGGTTCCCTATTATTTCTACTATGGTATTACCAAAAACAAATATTACAGCCACTATTAGACCAATGACAGGCACAAGTCCTTCTGGGTCAGAAACATCCTTTACCCCAACTTTAGCTTCCAAAGCAAAAGCTTTGGATTTGGGTGCTAACATTGATTTTGATGTTCCTTATATGGTTGCTTCTGGAATTAATGAAACAAATGAAAATGATGGAACAAAATCTCTTTTTATAGATTTAAACCTTACAACAGAAATGTCAGATGTGTCTCCCGTTATTGATACTGAAAGAATGACATGGGTTGCAGTATCTAACAGATTAAACAATATTGATAGCTCAGCAGATGTTTATCCCGCTGGTGATTATGCCTCCTCTACAGAACCAGAAGGTGATAATAACGCTGCTATCTATATAACAAAAAAAGTATCTTTGGAAAATGCGGCTTCAGCACTGAAAATTTTCTTTGCTGCTAATCGTCATAGTTCAGCCGAGATTGAGGTTTATTATAAAATTTTGAGATCAGATGACGCTTCTGATTTTGATGATTTGGGGTACACACCATTTAATACAGATGGTAGTCCAGATAATACAGTACAACCATCTTTGGTCAAAACAGATTTTCAACAGTATGTCTATACTGCTGGTGTGAAAGACAATGGCGAAGGCACATCTCTGGATGAGTTTATTGCATTTGCTATCAAGATTGTACTCAAGGGCACAAATAGTGCTCAACCGCCCAGAGTTAGGGATTTGCGGTGTATAGCGTTGGCGATGTAAAATGAGTGAAGAAAATTTAAGAAAGGTTGAGGGTTATGAACATCTTGTGAAAGACATGCAATCTAAAGCTGTTATCAACACAGACACAGATGCTTACGAACTAGCAAAAAAGAGAGTTTCTGCAGCTCGAGCCCAAAGAGATGAGATAAGAAATACAACAAGAGAGATAAATAATCTCAAATGCGAAATGCATGAAATAAAGTCTCTGTTAACAGAACTGGTAGAAAAGAATGGCAATTAGCGCATCAACAATATCGGCAACACAAACTTTAGAAGAATTTAGACTAGAATTTAATAAGCTACAGTCTGATGTTAACATATTGCAAGGCAATGCTGTTTTTGGTGCGTCTATCTCTTTTGAAGGGGCTACGGCAGATGCATACGAAACTACAATAACAGCTGTTGATCCAACTGCTGATCGTACAGTATCCTTACAGAACAAGGGGGGTACACTTGCTCTAATTGGAACAGATACTTTGGACACTGTACAATTGAATGGTACAGATTCTAGTTCTTCAAATGCTGGTTCTGATTTAGTCTTAAATGGTACGGACAGTTCTTCTAATAATGCTGATGATACCCTATTATATGAAGATGCTACCGATGACCACCTTTTAAACCAAGTTCCTTTTGAAGAATATTTTCTACTAGAAACTTCGTTTCATGGTTCCGATGGTACCCAGGCTAAACATTTTCTACTGGAACAAACTGATGGCGATCAGTTTGAAGTTGAATTTGCAACATCTGACAGTATAATGGGTGCTCCTATAAGGCCGCCGGCAGCTGGTGGCCCTCAGTTTTATGCACCAACAAATGACGGTGACGTAAACCAAGTGTTGGCCACAGATGGATCAGGCAACCTCACTTTTGTTAACCAAGCTGTTGGTTTGGGTGTTGATTCTGGTGACGTAAACAATCGTGTTGTGACGATGAGTGGTTCGAACTCAGCTGTTGGTGAGGGAAATCTATTATTTGATGGTTCTACTCTTACCGTTACAGGTGATATAACAACCACTGGTACAGTTGCTGGTACGTTGTCAACTGCTGCACAAGGTAATGTTACCTCTCTAGGAACTTTAACAGGATTAGTTATTGCTGATGCTGGAGAGATTGGTTCTGCAAGTGATACAGATGCTATGGCAATTAGTTCTGGAGGTGTTGTTTCCTTCTCTGCTACCACAGAGGCAAGTGCAACTGGAACAGCTGCTGTAACCCTTGCTGGTGGTATAGGTGTTGCAAAGGATATGTGGATTGGTGATGATATCGTTATGGACTCTGATGCTGCTGTTATTAAGTTCGGAGATGATCAAGAAATTCACTTAACACACGTTGCAGATACAGGACTTTCAATTACATCAACTTCATCAGCTCCTCTGGTTCGCCGTGGAGAAGATACCTATATAGTATTGAATGGCACTAACAGTTCGTCAGCTAACGCTGGTGATAATGTAATTTTAGATCGTACTGCTGGTGCCGGCACAGATGCTGGTGACGATATTATTGGAGAGGACGAGGTTTTCCTACATTCTGGTATGCAAAGAAATGTACTCAACATTATAGGTTCAGACGGCAAACTTAAAAATTCCTTAGCAGGATTTGCGCCAGGAGCTATATAAATGGCCTCAAGAACTCCCTTATATATTAATGATGATAATGATCTTCAATCAATGACAGCTGATGAAATTGTTGAAATTCAGAAAAAAATGATTTATGCATATGCTTCAGACCCTACTGTTGTTCTGACACAAGTTTCGAGTAGTGGTGCAAATATAGATTCCTTAGATGATACAAGATTACAAGCGGGTGCAACATCTCAATCTGCCAGCGCATTTCCTAGTGAGGGAACAACAGCTGAACCTGGCACAGTTACAGTGACATATGATAAGATCAATCTTGCATATACAACTAGTGGTATTGGCCAGACCTCTGACACTGGCACAACTTTTCCTGCATACTATGACGATTCTTCAAGTTCGGTTCAATCTATGACATTGACTGATGTGAAAGATACGTTTGTGTATCCAGCTATAGACTTGTTGATTTCTGGAACAGAGAGTGCAACTACTGGTGGGACGTATACTATCACCGACTCGGCCACGGCCGCATCGGATTATACTAAGGTATCTGCTGGTGACACACCTATTTATATTGATACACGAGCAGATACCACCGCATATGCCAATACCGGTATACCAGAAACATTGGATCAACCAACAACAGTA